TACCCCCTACGAAGCTAGAAAATACGGGATCACCGCCAGAACCCTCTGGACCTTGAACCCAATCCACGACATCCCAAGGGTAGTCCCTGCCGACATCAACCGATACTTGGTATTGGTCGCCGTCTTGATCGAGTTCCCATTTTCCGTCACTCCTGTACCTAATTTTTCTGGTGGACTCACTCGAATGGACGTACTGATTCTTGCCGTTCGATTGACTCCCAAAAAGAGTAAATGTTGAGTTAAACTCGGCGTCCGTACCAGATACCGTGAATCCAGTAATGCTAGAAGAAGTGGAAGGCAGGTCAGCAGGAAGCGTTGTCTCCTGCTTGCCGTTTGTCCAATCAGCGGCTTCGTTTCCTATTTCAGCAGTAGTAAAGTCCCGCTCCTCGTTGTCCCCGTCCCTACGGATACGGACTGCCTTTGGCTCATCGCCAGTTAGACTACGGAGTGAATACGCAGCAGAAGCCCCGGAAGCAATGTTCAAGAGGCTTTGCCCAACCCTGTTCAGGCGGGGCTGACGACCGATTGCCTGATCCAGACTGATGTGCATATTAGACCTTGTGGAGAGCTACTAAGCCTGTGTTGACTTTAACTGATGTAAAGTTTCCGTAAAGGATAGTTCCAGCACCCAGCGTCTTGCTGTTTAGGTTATCTGGAGCGGTTCCATCTGGATCAGTTACATTAGTTGAAACAACCGCTGCTGAGGAACCAAAAGTAGTATCCTGCAAGCATTGGATTGCTCCAAACGAACCAGAGGTTGTTACATCAGAGCTGCTAGTGGATACAATGATTGATCCAGCAGAAGAGAACTCAAGGGCGTTGTTGCGTGAAGATGCCATAATGTTATTATATCACGGGGGTTATCGAGATTGTCGTGAGACGTAAGTTGAGAATCGTTTGTTGATTGTTGAGTTATTAGAACGGATGTCGATCTTCTCTAACTCCAGGGCTAGATAAGTTTTTGCGACCTGCTCCTCAGCTATGGCTTCTTCTTGTTTGTTTTGAACTCGCAGGAAGTCAGCGTAAGCAGAGTGAGCAATGAAGTTAAAGAACTCAGCCGGGACTTCAGCAGTTGAGTTATAGTAATCAGTTGTAACTGCAAACGGAGTGAACTGCTTCTTGTATGTTACAAAGGCTGTATTATCCGTAGTGCTAATTATGTTTAGAATATTAGCCCCGTCAAAATCTACAAAAAAGTCGTACTCAATGGCTGAGTTATTCAGGAAGGCTTTTTTGCGGTGAATCCGATTGAAGTCACCAATGGTATTCCTCCCCGTCTCAGCGTAAGGTATTAGCTGTTTATCCGTAAACAAAGGAGTCCCCCCTACGGTAGCTGTCGTTAAAGTCCAATTCAGAACTTCGGACGGGTTGTCAACAGAAGGCTTTCCACCTAAATTTTCTACAAGTAAATCAGACCCACCCGCTGCATCAACAGAAATAGTCCCATCGGCGAGTACATTTATGTCAGTACCATCCTGTAATTCCCATCTGCTCGTGCTAGCTCTTTTGAATAAAATAGTTCCACCACCAATACCATCAACAGATTCTGTACCAGTAGCTACATTGTAATATACTTTAGTCCCTATGACAGCCCCTGTCCCAGCACTCACAACACCAAACAATGCGTAGTTTCCATTAGCTACGCTGGATCTATCGGATGAACTTCCTGCCGTTAATCCACTAATAACAATGGACGCAATATCTCGCTCCTCGGAGGAGACTAAATACCTGGGCCAGACAGGGCTTTCATCAAAAGCCTCCTGGAACCTGCGGTTGATAAAATGCCGAAGCTGTGTTTGTTCGTCAGCCGCTAATTCTACGGCTCCGATCATATTGCTAACTAGGTTGAATAAATCGCCGTAGGTTCTGTTCTGCATTATGCTTTGTTCGGGCTGAGTTCAGGGAACTTCTTGTTGTAGTACTTTAAAAATTCTTTAGAATGAACGGTCTCGTGACCGTACTTCTGTGTGAGTCGAAAGAACTCACGTGCCGGGATTGTTGCAACAGGTTTTCCTAACGTTGGGTGAGTCGTGCCTCTAAGCCCAGAGGATTGTTTAGCTGCTTGTTTGACCCGTTCCTTTTCTGTTTCTTTTTCTCGCTTGAATCCCGTAACGATCTCCTTCATAAAGGCACGATCAATTTCGCCATCGGAGTACCGAGGTAGATTCGTGATTATATCCATAAAATAAAGGAAGGGAGTGGCCGCTACGCAGCCACCCCCAACCAGAATCAATTAGAGACGAGCCATCTCGAAGAAAACAGTAATGCTTCCTTGAGTCAGTTCATTCAATGAGTAAGCAGAACCACTACCAGCGGCAGGAGTAAAGAGCAACTTGAACTCTTTTCCATCGGCTGTGTATAGTTTACCATTTACTGTGTTTGCATCTCCACCAGCAGTGAAGTACGAGCCATCATTGAAGGCGTATGTAACTTCAGTTGCATCAACGTGAATCTGAGCAGCACCGATGTAACCAGCGGCGGTGTCATCATCACCAACAGTGATAGTTAAGCTACCACCAGCACCGCTATCGTCAAAGGCTTCATTCAGTTTGAAGGCAACCTTTTGTACGATTGCACCCTGGGGGATGTCGTAGTCAATGGAGTGAGTTGCATCATCGGCTTTTGTTCCGATAACAGCGGATGCAAAATCACCTGATGTAATGGTGATAGAGTCCGTGAAGGTTTGTGAACCTGCTTCGTTTATTGTTAAGCGTGGCATAATATTATATCTCCTTTGTTAATGATTAGCTGAAGATTTTGCCGTGCGCACCGGGGTGGTAAACACCGAGAGTCAATGCACAGTCAACGAAACCACGCTCACCGCCACCAAGATTTGGAAGGCGTGTAGAACCCATAGGGATCAACTCGTGGACACCGTAGTACTCAGGATTAACAACATATCCAGTATAGTTGGACTGCGTAGAAGGCATACAATCTGGATTAGCGTTTACAATCGAAACTACACCGTGGTCTGATTGATACAGATCAACAGCAAGTTTGATTTCACCTGAACCACCATCATAATTGACAGTGCGAACACCAGGGTTTGTACCGTTATTGGTATCAAAACCAGTACGAGCGAAATCAGAAATATCCCGGCGAAGTGCAGTATCAGCAACAAGCATAAGATTGTTGGTGTTTCCTGTAACCGTGAAGATAGATGTGATTAGCGTATTAAATGCGCTTTCGGTGAAGTTAGTACCAGCGTCCTGAACACTAGCCGTAGGTGTACGGAATGTAGCAGGAACATCAGTAGGAACACCAGCACCACCAGTATTGGCAGTTGTTTCCAACCATTGGCCTAAGCCACGCATAGCATTAACTGATCCAGCACCATCCTCAGTCGAGGGGGTGTTGTTGGAGCAGAGTGTAGCTTCGATGTCACGCTTGAGTTCACGGATTGCTTTAGCTTCAGCTTGAGCGATCTTAGCAGGACCAACGGAGTCAACAGCTTCCTGTAGATCGGAAACCATATAATCACGGCGGAACTTTTGGATGCGGTTGCCAAGGCGAGCACGACCAGAGAACTGATCGGTGAACGCAGTTACGTCAGCACCTTCAGCAACACCTGTAGTAACAGGAGCGGAAAGAGCGTCAACGGTCCACTCTACGTTAGTAGCGGAAGCACGTTGTCTATCAGCAGAAGAAAGGACTGGAGTTTCCTCAGGGGCAAGAATTGTCAGAACATCTGTCAAGTCTTCCCGATTGGATACACCTGGACCTGTATTGGTTGTATCGAATGTATTTGAAAAGGACATTTTAAATAAGTGTAATTAGTTATCTGTTAAGCATTTTGAGTTTGCGAAGCTCTGCGAAATCACGAGCGTTACCCGTCTGTTTAAACCTAGCCTCAAGATTCTTGATGGCTTTGGCTGTTCTTGACGCAGCTTTTTCGGACTTGGCTGATCCGGGAGTACCGGTTCTAGGGGGATCTAATGTAACGGATGACTTGCCTTCTGCCACGGGCTTGCGTCCGTAGATGCTGTTTGTGGCGTGAGCAAACCAGTAGTCCAACTGAGCCGCTACTTCGGGGGCTTCGCGCTTAACGATCTGTTTAAGTTCTTTAAAACGCTTGTCTCCGACAGTAGCCTCGAATTGTTTACGAAGGTCATTATCTTCCCCTTCCAACCATTTAAGTTCTTTTTTAGCTCTCTCTCCGAACGCTTCGGTGAGTTGCTCGCCCTCGATTTGGGCTTGTACTTTTGATAGCTGGTCAGGAAGAAAAGTTTTCTGCGCTTTACGGGCTTTTAACAAAGCCTGGCGTACTTCCTTCTTCGTCCAATCCTTACCTTCAAGTTCGGCTACTACATCATCCGGGGAATACGCATCACTCTCAAAGAGAAGATCCTCTGCCCATTCGACAATGCCCTCGATCTCGGAAGCCTTTTCCTGTAACTTATCGACAGTATCTAAGTTACTGAAAGGGTTATTCTCGACTCTCTTGGCATTATCAAGGGGATTATCTTTATCCTTGAGTTTAGCTTCAAGCTGTGTAAGCCTTTCTTCAGCAGCCTTTCTTTTGGCTGTCAGTTCGCCGAAGCGAGCAACAGCACGACTACCTAGCTTATCAGCCAGTTCCCGTAGATCCTCCTCGGACATATCGTCCAAGTCCAACTGTGAAAGAACATCCTCGGACTCAGTACTTTCGGCTTCCTCGGTCGTCTCTTCGCTTTGGACTTCTTCGGTCTCCTCCAGTTCTGGCTCTTCGGTTTCCTCTGTGGATTCCTCCTCTGTCTCCGTTTGCTCCGGAGCCTTTGGTGTCATCTCACCGATTCGCCGCATAGCAAAATCCGTGACGGATATATTAGTATTGTCCACTGAACTTGGTTCTGCCTCAGCGATAGCAGGTGCGATTTCGTCTGTCATAATTTTCCACTCATTAACGCCGAGCGATGGCGATGGGCGGATTATAACACAAGGGTTATATAAACTCCTTGAACCTGTCTCTTAGTTCCTCCCAGCGGGCGAACTGTAGTACTTGGTCATAGGTAATAATACGACCGGACACCTGCTGAATAAGCTCCGTTGGGGCTTCGTGAAGTTCCTCAATCGTCTCCTCTCGGAGTTGGTGAATCATTGCAATGAACCGGGCAAATGCCTCGTGGTTATGCATCATCTTTACATCATCTTGGATACTCATAAATTACTTAGCAGCCTGTCTCATCAATGCTACTGTACGTGGACCACGGCTCTTGACTTGCTTGTACCAGTTTGAATCAACCATTTCATCAGCAGCACGGCTGTAGTCATTCTGCCCAAGTGCTGCCTTCATCTTCTCGAACTTGTTGAGTTTCGTTAATCCTAAGTTGAAAGCCATATCCACAATGGACTTCTTGACTGGCTCAGGTCGTCTTGCGAAACCTGGGTCAAACTTTTGAGCATCACTAAAGGCTTGTGTTAAGCTGTGATTGTAGAGACGAATAATATCGTTACGCTTTAACTTCTTGCCACCAAGCACTTCCTGAAGATTCAGTCCAATGTCAGCTAGAACCTTTTGGTTGTTTTTGTCCTCTAAGTTGAACCCAATACCGATGGTTCGGTTCCCTTTTGTATCCGTGTATACTTGATCTTTGAGTCCTTCATTTTCGATGAACATCTTTCTGTACTCAGTAGCCCGCATATCTTCGGCGCGGCGTTTGGCTTGTTGCGAAGGCGTAAGATTGTCAGCCATTATTATTGATGCTATTAATATAAGTATCGTTTTTATAAATTCTGCGTATCAATATCACCCATCTGTGCGGGTTCTGTACCGACTCGTCCGATCTGAGCGTTCTGTGCTTGCTGAACCTGAAAGGTGTACTGACCAGCGTACTTCTGGAGACGCTCCGCAAACGCGGGATCAGTCTGTAAACGCTGTGCAATGTCGGGCTGCTGGGAGTACTGCTGGATTACTTGGATCGCAATCGAAGCTCCAGCGGGACGAGCAGGTTGTTCGATACCCGAATAAATCTTAGAGAGATCGTCAGTAACACTTTGAACCACTTCTTGTTGTGCAGTTTCGACTGGCTGGAGTACTGCGTCAGCCATAACTGGGTCAATCTCAGCCGCCGCAATGTCGAGCAGACTATCCACGTTAAGACGGTTATTCGCATTGAGTTGATTGAGTTGTACAAACTGAGCCAGTTTGCTTTTGACAGTTTCTGGGTCAGTGTTCTGAACATCGAAGTTAATAAGAATATCAAAGTTTTCATCAGGGTTTCCCTTGGTAAAAGTTAGTGGGTCAGGTGTCCCGGTTACCCGGAAAAAGACTTCGTCAGGTCCAAAACGCTGGAAGCACTTGAAAGCCATACGCAGGACTTCTGCGGTGTGGCTCAGGAACTTGTCCACCAGGAACTGCTGACGAATTTGACTAATGTTTGAGTTCTCGTCTAGCCCTACTAATCGGTCAGCCTGAGTCTGCTGGGTCTGCTCCATTTCGAGGGAGCCTTGATTGTATGCAGGGGTCGGAGCGAAGTCCAAGTCACCTTTTCGGCGATACGGGATCATTCTGCCCGGTCCCCAATCATTCGGGGCCTGCCCAACGGGGTGCAGAATCGGAGGTAGTGTAGCTAGGCTGTTTCGATCAATCCTTGAGTCCCGCTCGACTTTAACTTGATTCTGTATCCCCCGAAGGACAGACGGAATAGTGTTCGTGTCATAGAGACGCTTGCTGTCCTCGGACAACTTGGTAACAACGACAGGATAATCTTCGTAACCGTTCAGAAGCTCGAACTTTGCATAGCCCTGAGCCATCTCATTGCCGTCAAAATCCCGATGAAATACAGTGCAGTAAATCCCTTCTGAGCCGTCCTCTTGGTCAATTAAACGCTGATACCCGTAGGTGATCTCAATGAGTTCTTCAGCCTCGTATGCGTTATCGGTTAAACTGATAGAACGGCGACCCTCTTGTTCCCGCTCGATGCTATCAATGCTTACACCCCGATAATGCTCGATGACATAATCCACGAACCCTTCGTCCCAGCCATCAGTGATAACTTTATTTTCGAGTTCCTGCGGTGTGTAATAAGTCCTCCAGAAACAGTACGGCGCACGTTGCGGGTCAGTTACATACGGAGGGAAGAAGAAGTCCCCGTCAGGGGCGAGTGTTTTAACTTCGGGTGCATTGATCTGTCTACGAACTATGGGCAGTTCAGCCTCCCCATTTTTGCGTAAATCCTTGAGGGCTTTCTTGGCTCGCTTGGGAGTTGTACCTTCAAAGGTAGCAATCAAAAGCTCCACAAGGGCTTCGTCCTCCTCGCCTGACTGGATAGCAGCCGATACCTCTGGGCTGATCTGGGAGATCTGCTGTAGACTTAGGTTCTGCAAGAACCGGCGATCCTCCCGATGCCACCCGACATACGAGATCAAAATACCACGCTCAAGCAGATAGTTCGCCCCTAGTTCCATCTCACGATAGAACCGAGGAATGTACCCACTGGATACCATCCACTTCAAGAACCCGGAAACCAGTTTACTGCGAACAATGTCAGAACTCTCAACCGGGAACGCCCGGACGTTTGCCCGCTTCAGGGATGACATAAAGAGGGAGACAAGTCTCGTTATACGCTCATCAATAACGTGGCACTCACTATCGGAAGCACCCTCCCAAGGGAAAGCATCCGCTCCGTGCTTGCGGTGGTCACGGCTTTTGCCTGGCCAGTAGTTACGCCTGTCATCGTATGATGTACGGCACAAGTCAAAGTACGCTTCCAGTTCCGTGACGATCTGGTCGTAAGCGTATCGTAAAGTTTTGATGTCCGGCTCCTCAGCCAAATAGGTCAAGGATTCCGAGATTGAATCATTCTGCATCTTGTTCTGGATTGAGCTTTTCTCTTACGCCTTTGATAAGCGTAGTAACATAAGTCTTGGATACGCCGATTCTATCACACAGGTTGAGGGATTTTACCGGTACGCCGGATTCGCCCTTTAAATACCTGCATAACATCTCCCAAGCAATCAACCTATCGGTCTGTTGCCTGCACCAATCCTTGCGGAGAGTGATGTCCTCAGGATTTGATGTAACGATATGTGATTCCACTTTCATCTTCTATAGCCTCAAAAGTCATCATTTTGCCGATCATTTTACCTTTGTAACGTGCCGGGATGAGGACTGGAACCTTTTTGCCAATCTCCTTGCTGTAAACATAGTTGTATCTTTGGTTCGGGCACTCCGCTATGGCATTTCCCTGATAATGCTTCGGGGTGATCTCATCGATCATCATTGAGTTCTCTAGGATCTCTTGACCGCTCTCCCCGATCCAAGTAATTTTACCCCTCCCGGTGACTTCACTTTTGGGCAGTTTTTCGGTGACTATCTGCATAGCCTCCTCGAATGGAACATCGTAGTGCTCCGCTAGTTCCGTTAATCGCTTCTTTGGCATTTGTACCTGTCTCCTGTTATTGAAAGTTTTTGATAGAGCTTGCCCCTATCAGTAACCCCCTTGGTTTCTCATTGTTGTTTGCATATCGTTGGATGCAAAGTAATCAGGGCCGTAGCCCCCGTTCGACATTCGCAAATAACGAATGACATCAAAAAAGTCCTTCAAGGCTTCATCCGATTTCCCTGATGAGTTATAATTGATCACGCTTTCGATCAAATTACCGCAGTCCTCGTGAATATAGCAACGGGGACGGTTCGCTTCATCAATGTCAAAGTTCGGGTTATAGAAGAACCACTCGTCCAGAGCAGTCGCTCCAATCTGCTCAGTCTGCCCATCGGATGCTATAAAACTTAACCCGTAGTCATAGAACTTGGTAAAGAGGTCAACATTGTTCTCGTTCTCCTTGGCAAAGAACCTAGAATCCCCAATCCTTTCAGTTACCTCGATTCCTAGCTCCTCCTCGACCTCCTTGAAGAGTTCGCAGTACATCTCGACATCGTAACCAATCTTCTTAGCCGCTGGACCGTACCGCCACTTCGGGTCCCCAAATAAAGCCCACTCCCCGTAGGTCGCCCGATCCGGCCACTCCCTACGAATAAATATCTCTTCGTTCTCGCTTACGCCCGCCCAGATAGCGACATAGTTCCGGGCGAAGGCTGGGTCAACAACTTGATACCAAGTTAAATCCTTGATGTCAGGGAATACTTGTCCGTACTTGTTCGGCTCCTTGGACAGAACATTTACTTCTGGGCTGAAGTTCGGCAGCAGAGAAGTCATTGACTTGGTCGGTAACCCATAGGCACGAACCATAATCTGGTCCTCGCTTGAGTTTCTGAGGTCCTTTGCTATTCTCTCGTACCCGCCGAACGGGTTCTCGTCGGAATGAAGGTACACAATCCCGGCATCACGCTCAGGGCTGTACTGCTTCACGGGAACCTCTCTGTCTAAAAGTTCTGCCCGCCTAGTCTCCAGCGTCTCCGCACCCTTCAGATACTCAGATACGAATGGCGTGTATCCATCAATAGGTGTAAAGCCTAGTAGCATTTTGCTATCACGGGTAGCAAGACGAAAACGAAGAGTATTAACCAAAGCCGCATCACCAAGGTACTCGTCCAGCCAAGCACCTATGTTCATTTCTTTCGCTCCATTGAACCCGAACTCAAACCCCTCAAGGATAGTTTGATTATTTGAGAACTGGGTATATGTCTTGAAATCCACACGAGTTCTTGTATCCGGAAAAATAAATGAATTAGCTGTAAAACCATTTTGCATAGAGAAGTTGATGTATCCCTCTATACTCTTCGTTTTTCGCTTGAACTCCTTAGGCATCATTTCCCAGACCGCTGCCTGCTGTACTTTTACAGAGGTATCCGCATTTTGAGAAAAACAAACAACGTGACCGTCCTCGTTCTCGGTGACAGCTTGCATAACCATCTTTGCACAGCCCGTTGTTTTTCCGCTGCGGTTCCCGCCGAAGGTAATTACTTCATCGTATTGACTAATCGCTTGACGTATCCTTGACCAACCTGACAAATCAAAGCCGTGACGCAGGGGATCTTCCTCCGCTGCCCGTATCCTTCCCTCGTGCGCCTTGTGCAAATCAGCCAGCAGCTTAGGGTCAATCTCACCTAACTGGACGATCTCCTCATCGCTCGGTGGCTTGAGGATCGGGTGATCTGTAAATACCAGTTCCATCTACTTTATTTTAGTCATCAAATAAACCCAGAAGCAGAGGCACAGGAACCAAACTAGAATTGCTATCTCAATATGCATTTTCGCCTCCGTTATCCTCGTCCACTTCCCAGTCAATGACCCAGTCATCCTGGAGGGCTTCGCTCTTGATGTCCTCCTGCATTTCATTGATCAACATCTTCCCAACGGGCAGGTTCGTGTAATCATAGTAAACATCCCCGGAATCATCCATTACGCAGAATAAAAAGTTAGGAAAATGCTCGGCTAGGATAGCTCGAACCTTCTCGTACACATCTTCGCTGTGTTCATCAATAATCATTTTTTACTCAACATCTATGACCTCTTCTGGGTCAACCTTCTTTGCCTTGGCTATTCGATCCTTTGCGGCCTGTATCGTAGCCTCGTAATCCTCCTGCGTGATCACCTTTCTGTCCTCGGTGATACTCGTCGCCTCTCCCCTTGCTGTCAAAGCCTCCCTAGAAGCATTAGCCTTAGCAATGGATAACTCCTTCAAGTCCCGGAAACTGACCTCCATTTCGGGGTCCTCCTCCAAACGATCCCGTACCTTTTCAATTAAATCCTCCTCCAAGCTAGAGAGATTCAGATAGTTCCTAGCCGCTATCCTCCCCGAAATTTCGCGGAACTTGCCAACGAAGTCAGCATAGTCAGTAAGGACACTGAGAATCGTATGACGCTCGAAGCCGTACTTCCGCATCATCTTGGTCTGGGATACACCTACACTATGCAAATACAATATCTCAGCCACCTTCTGCGGGTCATATAGCGTCAAGGACTTACGCTTTAACAGGGACTTTTCCTGGCGTACCTCAGAGATAGCCTCAGCAATCTCCTGCATCAATTCTTCCTTATCTTCCATATTACTAGGGATACAAACATATTAACACATAGGGTCAATACTTTATTGGGCACTTAACCCTCTGATGGAGTGCCTATTATATGATTTGACAGCTTTGGACTTAGACCATATGATATACTGCGTACCATAAGGCTGCAACTTCATAAGGCTTGGCTTCCTTAACTAATATTTTTTGTAAAAAAATAAGGGAGTCAAAGGTCAGTCAATATACTAGGACTGCCCTGCTTCCTTAAGGTACACAGAAACCAGTAGCCAGGCAGTCGAAGCCCCTTGAGTAGAACAGAGTTCTACGAGAGCCGGCAATCCTCGATTGACCGCCTTGAGTTAGGTATTTTTTTAGGGGCTGATTGTTGTATATATATACGAAGCAGCGCGCGCACGCGCGACCGCCCCCACCCCGGGGTCTTTACTCCATTAACAACCGGGGTCTTTCCTTCAGGCAGTCCTGGTGTCTTTACCTTGCTGACCGGTGGGCCGGATTCCCTGGCAGTGAGTAGGGTTTTTTCTTTATTCGGAGGGGATA